CTAATATGAGGGTAAATTTTGGTTGCCTGTTTTTTTTTATCAATACATCAAAAGACTTACAACAATATACCCAGAAATCTTTGATGGCGGAGCAGGAAATCCTACATCTATTCAAATCAATCACGGGAAAAAGTGGAGAGGCTATTCTTCGATTGTTGAACTCGCAAACGGAGACATCTTAAAGTTTGATACTATTGTTGAACTACCATTAGAGAAGTGTCTATTGTATCTTGCGTATAAAGCAGATACTGCATTAGTACAAGATATGCTACATAAACAAATAATGAGTGGTATAAAATAATATTGGAAAAATTCTTTTTACTTTGTTATATAGTCATATGGCAAATAGAGCACAAATGGAAGGTATCTACTTAGGCCCAACACAAGGTCTAGCTGTTCCTGGTAAAGGAAGTAGAAGGGGTTGTCTATGTAAAGATAAAAAGAAATACTCTAGACAATGCTGTGATGGTAGATTATGGGCACAAGGTATTGGTAAAACACAATCTCCTTATCCTACATCAAATTAAACGAATACAATAAACTTTGTTAAATAAAAAATAAATTAATATGAGCGCACAAACTATGTTAAATAAGATTATGACTTTACTTTCTGTGAAAGAAGAAGTTGCATTAGCTTATGGACAATTAAAGGATGGTACTATTTTGGAATCTAATACATTTGATGTTGGAGAAACAATTGATGTAGTATCAGAAGATGGAAGTAAATCTCCTGCACCAACCGGTGAACATGAAATCGCATTGAAAGATTCAGAAGGTAAAGAAGTAATCATTAGAGTACTTGTTGCTGATGGCAAAATTACTGAAAGAGAAAATGTAGAAGAATCAGCACCTGAAGCACCTGAGGAATCTCAAGAACAAATTGAGGATGAAGTTGAAATGGAAGTAATGCCAGAAGAACCAATGGATGAGAAAGACAAAAAGATTAAAGACTTAGAAGCTAAGGTAATGGAAATGGAAGCTTTAATCAATGAGTTTAAAGCTAAAGATATTAAGATGGCCGAAGTAACAGTAGATGAAGATGATGAGGATGAAGAAGTAGATGTACCTGTATTAGATGGTGCACCTGTTGAAGAAGAAGCAGTAAACTTATCTTACCAATTCAAACCAGCAAAACAACAAACAACAATGGATAGAGTTTTACAAAACTTTTCCAAATAAATTCATAAATTAAAAAAAAAGAAAATGAAGCAAAAACAAAACTTTGCAACGTCTACTTCAATCACCTCTACCTACTCAGGAGAATTCGCTGGTAAATATATTAGCGCGGCTCTACTTTCAGGTAAAACTTTAGCAGAAAGAGCAATCACGATTGTTCCAAATGTTAAATTTAAGCAGGTCATGAAGAAGATGGCAACAACGAACATCATCCAAGACGCAACTTGTGATTTCGCAGCAACTGGCTCTGTAACATTAACAGAAGCAATCTTGCAACCAAAAGAATTGCAAGTAAACATCGAATTATGTAAGAAAGATTTTAGAAGTGACTGGGAAGCTGCAGAAATGGGATTCTCTGTTTACGACAATCTTCCTGCAAATTTCACAGATTTCTTATTGGCTAACGTAGCAAATACAGTAGCTCAACAAATCGAACAATCTATCTGGAGAGCATCTGCATCAGGTAGTGGAACATTCACAGGTCTATTAGGTTTAATGACTGCTGGTGGTTCTGGAGTAGTATCTTCATCTAACAGTGGTTCAATCACTTCTGCAAATGTAATCTCTGACTTAGAAGCATTAGTATCTGCAATCCCTGACGCAGTTTATGGTAAAGAAGATTTAGTTATCTACATACCAACAAACGTAGCAAAGGCTTACCAACAAGCATTAGGTGCTAACTACGCAAATGGATACAACAACTTAGTAACAGTAGGTCAGAAGCCTTTTGATTACAATGGTATCCCATTATTCGTAGCACCAGGTCTTACATCAAATTATATGGTTGCAGCTGAAAAGAGCAATTTATTCTTTGGAACAGGGCTTTTAGCAGACACAAACGAGGTAAAAGTATTAGACATGGCAGACTTGGACGGCAGTCAAAACGTGAGAGTAATCATGCGTATGACGGCGGGTGTTCAATTCGGTATCGGTTCAGACATTGCAATTCACAAAGCGTAATTGTAGTAAACAAAATTAATTAAAATTAAAACATTAAAATCATGGCATGTAATTTAAGCACATCTAGATTAGAACCTTGTAAAGACTCAGTAGGTGGTTTGCAAGCCGTATATTTTATTAACTACAACGAAACTGCATCATTCGCTTCTGAGGATGCTGATGGTCTTATCACTTCATTAGGTGCATCTACAACGGTGTATAAATATGATTTGAAAGGAACTTCAACTTACACAGAGACAGTTAACACTTCAAGAGAAAATGGTACGACTTCTTTCACACAAGAAGCAGTATTAAACTTAAAGAAGTTGACTAACGCGATGACAAAAGAATTGAAAGTATTATCAGCAGGTAGACCAAGAATTATTGTACACACAAATGCAGGTGATGCATTGTTAGTAGGTAGAAGATTCGGTGCAGATGTAACTGCAGGTCAAATCTCTACGGGTGGAGCACTTCAAGATTTATACGGATACAGCATTACCTTAAGTGGTAACGAGCCTGTATACGCACAATTTTTGAGTGGTAGTTCAACAACTAATCCATTTGCAGGTATCAGCGGTTCAATAACTGTTGCAACTTATCAAGCAGTATAGTAGTAATAATATACGAAAAATATTAACCCTCACTTATATAGTGGGGGTTTTTTTATGCAATAATATAAGTAAAACATAGACCAGACGAGTTTGTTATATAATATAGACAAGATAAATACATACAAATGATATCATACTTCGTTAGTGGCAGCAATCAAACAGCATTTAGATACAAGCAACCTATAAGTTCAGGCAGTCTAGCTATTAGTTTGACTGATATGTCAACCTATGTTAGTTCATCTATTACATTAGGAACTGCATCATATTCTACAACTGCTGATTCACAATTGATACAATTTAATTTTCCTCAAATATCAGGCAGTCAAGTAGGAGACCAATATAGAATAGTATTGTGGGATACAACAGGCAGTCAGTCTACTTTACAATATAAAGGAACTGTGCAAGTATTCTCTCAACAATCACAATCTTACTTTGTATCACAATCTAATAAGGTGGATTATACAACACAAAATGATACAAGTTTATCTTATACATCATCAAATCAATACATAATATTATAATATGAATGACTTAAAAGTAATAAATCTAAGCAGACACGATATACCTGTCATAACTGAAGATACAAGAACACGCCAATCATGGGTGCCTGTTGGCATTTATGATAGTGATGATTTCTTTGTATTAGTGGAAGAAGCATATAATACATCTACTACTAACGCTGCATGTGTTGAAGGTATAGCAGACTTAATTTATGGTGAAGGTATATACACAAAGAATGTGCAGTTTGAAGAAAGCTTAAAAAAGATATTAAGTAAAAATTGTGGTAGAAAGATTTCATTTGATTTAAAGTTATTTGGTAATGCAGCAATGCAAGTAGTTTGGAATGATGACCATACAAAGATTTTAAGATTGTATCACATACCAGTTCAAAAGTTAAGAGCAGAAAAACTACATGATGCAACACAAATACAAAACTATTATTATGCAGTTGATTGGGCAGACCAAAAGTCAATCCGTAATAAAAAGAAAATACCTGCATTCGGAACATCTAATGAGAAAGTTGAAATATATTACATAAAAGGATATACACCTGGAAAGTATTATTACTCTTTACCTGATTGGATTTCAGCATTACAATTTGCTGCAAGTGAAGCAGAGTTATCAAACTTACATTTAAACAATATCGAAAATGGTTTCTTACCATTGGTAGCAATCAATTTAAATAACGGAGTTCCACCAATTGAAGAAAGAGATATTATAGAAGACCAGATTGTATCTAAGTTTACAGGCACTAGAAACGCCGGTAGATTCTTAATTACATTTAATGATTCAGCAGACAACAAACCTACATTCGATGCAATACAAACTGATAACTTACATGAGAAGTATGAGTATGTTGCCAAATATTCACAAGATAGAATATTGGTTGCTCATAGAATTACCTCACCTTTACTTTTTGGTATTCGTACAGAAGTAAATGGTTTTAGTTCAAATGCAGATGAGATGGCTATGGCATTTAGTATCTTACAATCAATGACAATTGTACCATTCCAAAATCTATTCTTAGGTGCAATAGAGGAGTGTTTAGAATCAGGTGGATGGGATATGACAGATTTATATATTGAACAAATTATGCCACTCTCAATTGCTTCTAAACAGGCAGAAGAGTCTGGTCAAACAATCACTCAAGTAGAAGATACTGCAAACGAACAATCACAAGTAGATGATGCAGAAGCTGTACAGGTAAATGAAAGATTACCAAAAGTTAATTCTGCTTTTTTCAAAAATGATTACGAATAACCAATTTGTTAAATAATAAATACTAATACTATGGCATTTGCATTATTCATATCTCGTAACGATATTATCAAAAATACTCCATTAGGTGGAGCAATTGATGCGGACAAACTAATTCCCTTTTTACGCACAGCACAAGAGAAATATATACTTAATTTATTAGGGACAATACTTTACGATGCATTACAAACAAAGATTACTGCTGGTAGTGTTACCGGTGATTATCAAACTCTATTAGAAGATTATGTTAAACCAACTTTAATTTGGTATGCATGCACAGAGTATATTCCTTTTTCATCAATTGATTTTAAAGCAGGAGGAGCAGTTAAACATTTATCTGAACAATCCACTGCACCTACAAAGAATGAATTAGATTATCTTTTAAATAAGGCATTGAATAATGCTGACTATTATGCAACTAGAATGCAAGATTGGTTAATCTCAACATCTAATGCAGGTGGTATACCTGAATACTTACAAGTAACAGGTGACCAAACAGAGGTTTATCCGGATAAATCTTCACAGTACTACGGCGGTATTCACTTCTAAAATAAACTATTATGGCAACATTAAACTCTGCAAGTAATTATTGTGTATACTATGTGATGATGGAGTATTGGAAAACGATACTTGCAAACCATCCTTCTATTGGATTTGTTAGTCAAGGAGATATATTTTCGACTGACATAAAAGAATTTCCAGCTTATCCACTTGCAAACATATATGTTGATTCAACTGATGTTACTAAGAATACAATGCAATATAACTTTGTATTGACACTATTGGATAAACCTAAATTAATAATACCAGATTCAGTTGATAATAGAAACAAAGAAATTATTCCATACGAAGGTATAGATGATGTAAACGATATCTATGCAAACCTTATGGGTATTATAAATGATGTGATGGCTTATACAAATAACTTTGCATTATTCGAATTAGGAAACATAAGAGCAGTTCCATTTTTAGATAGATTGGATAATGTATTAGCAGGTTGGACAGTAGCATTTGATTTAACAGTTCCAAACAACTGCTTTAATTATTGCACAATCAATCTTAATCCATAATGACGATACAAGAAGCAATTGCTAAGGCAGTTCCAATATTAAGAGATAGTTTAAAAGATAATCTAAACGATAAGAATAATAAACGTTTAAGAAGAAACTACAAACTAAACACAGACTATCTTCAAGCTAATCCTACTTATTGGAAATATCCACATGTAAAAAGTAGGACATTAGTTAATTCACTTAAAGTTGCACAATTAAGAGGTGGTATCGTAGTTAAGACAGTTGACTATGGTTTATTCTTAGAGACAGGTACTAAACGAAATGGTAAACCTGCAATTAGACCTAAACGACCTTGGTTTGCAGATGCAGTCAATCTTACATTTGAAAAGAAATTAAGTGACGAAATTGCAAATGCATTAGCAGACGAAATCATTTTGTCACTTCGTTAAATACAAAGAACTTTCAGTTGGTTAAATATAAAACGAATTAGTAATGCCTATTACAATTATACAAACACCAGCAAGTGCTTCTCTATCACAATCACCTATGATATTTACAGTCAGTTCTTCGACTGATGTAACTCAATCTCAATTTCAATATTTATTAGATTTATATTATTGGAGTGGTTCACTTGCAAACTCATCATCTACTGCAAATTATACTTTAGCAAAATATCCAAACAATTCTAGCGTTGGTATATTTGACGTAAGTAAGATTGTCAACTCAACATTTAGTGATTCAGCATATGCAAATACATCTTATGCAAAGTATGTAAAAGCAAATTCTTATTACAGATATTATAATGGTATTGAATATATTACATCTTCACTTGCATCATCTTCTATATTTGTTGCATTAGATGGATATGATTTATTTCCAAATGCAATAGGAACATCATTACAATCACAAAGTGTTTTCTATCCATTCTTAACAGATGGCCCTAGCAGTCAATCAGTTTATACTGAGCATGGAGGAACGTTTGGTGTATACAAAGGAAACTTAGGAAGTATTATACCAACCAGGATAGTTTATTCGGGTTCTGCCGGCACTAATGGTGAATATAATTTAATTGCAACATCTAACACTACTACAACTCAAATAGAACAAATACCTTATTCACCTAATGCAGATGGTTTTCCATTAAACACATTGGGAAGTGGGGATATGTATAACATTCAGGCATACTCTGGAAGCGTTCCTATTGGGTCAAAATTAAACTTTAATATTGAATGTAGGAAAAAGTATCCAAACGTAAGAATATGGTGGAAAAACAGATATGGGCAGTTCGACAAATATAATTTCAATGGAGTTTCTAAACAACAATTTAATACAGAGGCTAGAACTTATCAACCTCAAATTGGAAACTTTAATAATAGAACATTTGATTACAACTCATACGATACTTCTATACAAAGATACATTGTTGACTCATCTGAAAATCTTATTGTAAATACAGATTGGGTAAGTCAAGACTATAATAATATATTCAAGCAATTATTAGTATCAGATGAAATCTATTGGCAATACAATGAAGAACAAGGTTCACAAGCAATTAAACCATTAACAATCAAAACGACAACATTAGATTTTAAAACTCACGTTGTTGATAAACTTATACAATATACAATAGAGTTTTCAATAGGTCAAGGATATAAATTAATATTATAATATGCTAAATAGCACGCAAGGATATAATGTAAAGTTAGTAGCTAATGATATAATATTAGACCTTTTCAAAGATGAAGAGATTAAGATTAGTAACAATATCACTAACCTATTTGATATAGGAGCTATTCCTGCTGAATTTAGTAGGACTATAATGTTACCTGGTACTAAAAAGAATAATGCATTCTTTGAACATGTATATGATATTAGTGTTCAAAATCCATTTCTATTTGCAACCAATCAAAAGGTAGAAGCATACTTAGACTTTGACGGAATATATTTAGCTAATGGATATCTACAATTAAATAAGGTATCAGTTTATGAAAATAAATTCATTGACTCATACGAAGTAAGTCTTTATGGTATTGTATCAAGCTTTAGTAGAGATATCAATAGATTAACATTAAACGATTTAACAACACTTACAAAATACAATCATACATCATCATTTACTAATATTAGTTCATCATGGGGTGGTGGGTTATTTAGTGGCAGCATTGTATATCCATTTGCAGATTACGGAACAGGTTGGTCTTATACTGCTGGAGATGCATTCTTTGGAATAGATGATAATGAAGGTGCGATAAGTATACAAGATTATAAACCTGCAATTAGAGTTAAAGCAGTATGGGATGCAATATTTGAGAAAACTGGATACACATACACATCTTCATTTATGAACTCTGCGTTTTTAGATGATGTTTATATGGTTTGTAATAATTCATTAAAATATCCTGAATATAGTGGATATGATTTGGAAACATTCGGACAAATTAAAGTAGGTGCAATATCAGGTAGTGGTATGACAAACTGGCAACCAACATATAATACCATAACTCAATTTCCATGGTATAATGTTCAAGCTGACCCTAATAATAATTATAGTGATACAGGAGTATATACTTTAGAACGAGGTAGTGTAATAGAAGGAACATTATCATTGAATCTTAATTTTTCATCTTCATTTAATGTATCACCAGTTATTGAAATACACTATTGGCTTGATGGAAGTAGTCCAGGTTTTTCATATACTACGTTGGTAAACTTTAATCAATACTTTGACAATTATAGAGAAGCAAATACAGGTGGAGGTGGAGTGAATGATACTCAAACTATTACAACTAAATTTAATACATCTTATTTAGCTGCAGGTAATTATCGTTTTGGAATAAGGTATTATACAAACTGGTCACCAACAGGAGGCCTTCAATTTACAATTGATAAGAATGATAAAAATTCATCTTACTTACAAATTAATAAAGTTAAGAATGCAGCAGATGGTTTAATAATGGACATACCTTTGAATATGCCGTTTGGAACATCTGGTATTAAATTGGTGGATTGGATTAAAGGAATACAAAAGAAGTTTAATTTAATAATTTACCCTGATAGAAATAATACTAATAGTCTAATTGTTGAAACATTTAATAATTGGTATAATAAAGGTGAATTTAAAGATTTTAATAAATACATAAACTTAAACTCTAAAATTGAAGTTATATCAGCAAACAATCTTGCGGTTAATAAATTAAACTTTGGAGATGCATTAGATACTGATTATATCTCACAACAATTTGCTAAAGCTGCAAATAGAGAATATGGTCAAGCATATTATGTAGATAATAATAATTTCTTTTCACAAGGTGAATTTGCTGTTAAGACAACGTTTGCATCTGACCCGTTAGTTTATTTACCTGGTACTGGTTTATCAGGTAGTGTTGGTGGATTAAATCCAACTATTACAAAATTCTACGCGGGCCAATATGCATTCACAGCCGCATCTGACTCAAGGGCAGTATGTACTAGTGTAACTCAAATATTTATGTATACAACAGATGGATTACTTACACAAGGACAAATTGCATACTCTGACCAATATGGACAAAATCCTATTACCGGATACAAATACTTTACATATGGTGGTGGTAACGAAATTTATCAAATTGACCAATTCACAGGAGAAATTGGATACGGAACTGGAGATTTCTGCGGTGGTAGTCGTGAATATGTTTAAAAATAAATTATTATGAGTCAAAAAATACCTATATACATACCGACATACATTAGTGACCAAAATTACAGGCCAGCTAGAGTATTGCCTCGTTTATTATTTTATAATGGAGCATTACAATGTGAACCCTATTGGATACAAACTCCATCCGGGTCTACAACTCAAGTAGATTCATTTCCTTATTTTGACAATTATAGTGTAGTAACTGGTAGTTTTCCAACTTTAGATAGCAAATCATTACTTTTTAATAATGAAGCTGCAGCATACGGAGAAATACCAACAGGTAGTTTATATTCAGAATATTGGAGTACTTGGATTAATTTTTTATATAACCCAACTACTAGAATAGTAAGAAGTGAAGGAATTATACCTTTATCTGATTATTTTCAAATGGAATTAAATGATATTATTTCTTTTAGAGGAAATCTATTTCACCTAAGAGCTATAAATGACTATAATATAACAACAGGTGAATGTCAAATTGAATTGATTGGGCCTATAATTGCAGGTGCAGCTGATAGAAACGTAGCACCAGCTGCAAATTATGGTGACTTTAATTGTGATTGGAATAATGATTTCGATGGTACATTCGTAAGGTCACTTTGTTAAATAAATAACTAAAGATAAAAGATAAAAGATATGGCAAGTTTAACTCGCTCCCAATTAAAGACCTCAAGTAATAATACATACGATACCAATGGTATCGGTGGTATAACTGCTGCTGAAGCAAGAACATTTAATAATGATTTGATAGATTCATTAATTACTAATGATTTGACTTCATCAATGGTTGTACTAAGTGCATCATTTGCATCAAATGCAGGTACTGTAGGTGGTCAAACTTTGACTTCATTAAATCAATTTACTGCTTCACAAGATACTAAGAATACTACATTAGCATCTTATACAGGTAGTAATGATATAACTAATACTGCTCAAAATAATAGACTAACTAACTTAGAAAGTAAATCTGCAAGTGTTGATATTTCGATTACTAACATAAATCAATTCACTGCAAGTAATGGTAACACATCATTAAATCAATTTACAAGTTCTGCTGATAATAGACTAAATAACTTAGAAACTAATTCGGCTAGTCTCAATATATCAATTAGTAATTTAAACTCAACCACAGCAAGCCAGGGGATTTCTATAAGTAATTTAAACGCTGCTACATCATCTTATGCAATCAGTTCATCTGTTGCAGCAGTAGATGCGGCACAACAATCACAAATTAATTCTTTGATTGCAGCTAGTGGTTCTTATTTAACTTCATCTACATCTTTACAATCTTTAAATTCATTTACACAATCACAATATGTAAGTAATTCATTCTTTGCAACAACAGGTAGTAATACATTTATAGGAAACCAAAGAATATCAGGTAGCTTATCGGTAACATCAAGTACTGAAATTGGATTTGTTGTAAGAGGTGGTGTAATTACAAACCCATATCTAAAAATAGGAACTACTAATGGTAATGATATCTCATTAGAAGCAAATGATTTAAATATACTTTTGGCTGGTGGTATGAAAATAAATACTACTCTAGCGGGTAATGGTATTGGAATAGAGGGGCCAGACCCAACAATCGCGTTAAGAGATACAACATCGCCGTTAAATCCATATATTGCGTTAACTAATAAAAATGCAAGATTAGAAATAGTTGATACAAATGGTACAATTGTTACGATGAATACTGCATCGTTTAATATACCATCAGCATCATTCACAGCATCTATTCAACAAGGATATGCTTGGGTTGGTAATGCAAATGGAGTATCAGTTGCAGTAGCAACAAGTTCATTTGCAGGTGGAGCATCAACTGACATTACTGCATTGAATGCATTTACTGCATCACAAGATACTAAAAACTCAACATTAGCAACTTATACTGGAAGTAATGATACTAAATGGTCTAACTTAGGTTCACAAACAGGAAGTTTTGTAACTGAAACTGAAAGTGGTTCGTTCTTAATTACTGCAAGTGTAAACTTAAATACAATTACTTTTACAAAGGGAGATAATACAACATTTGCGGTAACTATTAATACAGGTAGTGCAACATCAACTGATATTACATCATTAAATTCATTCACCGCTTCACAAGATAGTAAGAACTCTACATTAGCAATATACACTGCATCGGTAGATACAAAGTTTTCTAACATAGGTTCACAATCTGCAAGTTGGGATAATACAAATTTAAATAGTTTTACTGCATCACAAGATACTAAAAACTCTACTATTGCAACGTATACTGGTAGCAATGATACTAAGTGGAGCAATTTAGGTTCTCAAAGTGGAAGTTTTGTGACCGAAAGTGAAACGGGTAGTTTTGCTAGAACAAACGTAGATAATAACTTTACAGTAAACCAAACCTTTACAAACATAACTGCAGTATCTGCATCGTTCCAATATATTCAAACAACTTATGAAACGGCTAGTGTAATTTATTCTAGTGGTTCTAATCAATTTGGAGATGAGTTGACAGACATACAAACTCTTTCAGGTAGTGTAAAAGTACAAGGTAGCTTGACAGTTAATGGAACACCTGTACAAACAAGTTCAGTTGATATTACATCTTTAAATGCATTTACTGCATCACAAGAAACAAAGAATAGTACATTAGCTACATACACTGCAAGTGTTAATAATTCTTTGACTAATATAAATAGTTTTACTTCAAGTAATGGCAACACATCATTAAACTCATACACTGCATCTAATGACACTAAATGGACTAACTTAGCAGGTCAAACTGGAAGTTATGTAACATCTGCAATCACTGCAAGTTCATTAGTAACCGCATCGGTAAATCTTAACACAATTACATTTACAAAGGGCGATGCATCTACATTTAACATTACAGTTAATACAGGTAGTGCAGTAACAACCGATTTAACTTCATTGAATGCATTTACTGCTTCACAAGATACAAAGAACTCTACATTAGCAAGTGTAACATCTTCATTGAATAGTGCAACTGCAAGTTTATTTACTTCTGCAAGTTTAGCATTAGTAACTGCATCTTTTAGTGGAAATACTTTGACATTTACAAAAGGTGATGCATCAACATTCGGTGTAGTAATACCTGATGTTAGTGGAAGCGGAACAACGAATACAGGTAGTTTATTAGTAACTGCATCAGCATTTATAAACACAATTACTTTTACTAAGGGTGATGGTACAACATTCCCAGTAACAGTAACAACTGGAAGTTTGAATTATGTAACAGGTAGTTTTGGAGCATTCTATGATACTACAACTCAATCGGGTAGTGCTGGTGTTGCATACTCAATGAAATTGAATAACACAGATATTTCCGATGGAGTAATAATTTCAGGTAGTGGAGGTATTAAAGTATTAGCAGCAGGAACATATGATTTACAATTCTCTGCACAAGTCCTAGCAGACACCGGTGCAGATACATTATGGATATGGTTGAAGAAAAATGGAACTAATGTTCCTGATACTTCTACTAAATTAGTATTAAGAAATAATGAAGCAGATGTAGCAGCATGGAACTTTGTTGTTTCTGCAAATGCAAATGATGTATTTGAATTAGCATGGCAAAGTAATGGTGGACATACAAAGTTATTCGCAGAAGCAGCAGCTAGTAATTACACTGCAATTCCTTCTGTAATAGCAACTATGAATAGAGTGGATGTTGGTGGTGGAACTAATTTAGTATCTACTGCATCATTCAACACATACACATCATCTACTAATACTAGATTAACAAATATAGAAAGTACGACTGCAAGTTTGAATACTTCAGTAGCTGCTTTAAATACATTTACACAATCGCAAGATACTAAGAACTCTACACTTGCTACATACACTGCTTCAATTGACGAAAAGTTTGCTACAATAGGTGGACAATCTGGTTCGTGGAGTGGTGGAGCAACATATACAGGTAGTTTAATGGTGACAGGTAGTGTTGCGGGTAATGTTTTAACATTTACAAAAGGAGATGCAACAACATTTAATTTAACAGTAGACACAGGTAGTGGTGGAGGTGCAAGCATTGACACAGGTAGTTTTGCAACAACTGGCTCTAACTCATTTGTAGGTAATCAAATCATTACAGGTAGTATTACTTCAACATTGAATGGTAGTTTTAATGGATTAATAGTTGGTATAGGAAGTGGCTCTAATGTTGGTAACATGGGAATTGGTAGTGGGTCATTATTAGCAAATATAGGTACTTCTACGATTGGTATAGGAAGTAATACATTAAGATTAAATAAAGCTGCAAATAATATAGCAATTGGTAATTTTGCTCTAGGATTACAACAATTTACAGGTACTTCAAATAATATAGCTATCGGAATATCTGCATTATCAAATTTAGGTAGTGGGTCTGCAGGTTCAGCAGCCACTATGGGTGCAAATACAGTTATAGGTGGAGGTACAGGAACTGCATTAGTAACAGGAACTAGAAATACTATTATTGGTTCAAGTGCATTTGCTGCAGCAATCAGTAGTGATAGAAATACAGGTATAGGTAGAGGTGTATTGGCTGCAATAGGAGCAAATACTGGAACTGGGTCATTATATAATACAGCAATTGGACACAACGCATTATTTCAATTAATATCAGGCTCTAACAATATAGTAATGCACGGAGGAAGTGTAGCTGGAGAAGGATTTATAACTGGTAGTAGAAATATTGTATTAGGTCAGGATAGTGGATTACCTTCTTCAATGGAGAGTAATACAATTATCGGTAGAGGTATAACAGGATTAACTTCACCATTAGCAAACAATGTTATTTTAGCAGATGGAGCAGGTAATATAGCATTACAAAAGAATGGTGCAACTGCAGCAATACAAATAGCAAATGGTTTAACTATAACAGGTAGTTTATTAGTAAATGGAAATAGTTCATTTATAGGTAACCAAAGAATAACTGGTAGTTTGACTATGTCAGGTAGTATACTTTTTGTTGATAGAAGTGGATATGACCAAAACGTATACTTAGGTTTGAATGCTTTAGGTATGGGTGATGCAGGAGCACAACCATTAGCATTAGGAAATACAATAGCAATTGCAATCGGACAAGGTGCAATGAGATTTGCAAGTGGGTCTAGTCAGAATGTTGCAATAGGTAATAACGCATTATTAATTACAACTGGAAGTAAAAACTTTGCAATGGGTAGTGAAGCCTTATCAAGTAATACAACGGGTCAAGCTAACGTTGGTATTGGTACAAGTGCATTGACTAAAAATACAACTGGTGAATCGAATACTGCAATTGGTGACTCTGCAGGATTTAATGTAAGTGGTAGCAATAATACATTTATAGGTGCAAATTCAGGATACAATATTAGTGGTAGTAACAATACAATATTAGGTAGATATCAAGGAAGTGCAGGTGAATTATTAACTAATAATATCATTCTTGCAGATGGAGAAGGACAAATAAAAGCACAATATTCAGGAAGTGCATGGTCATTCCAAGGTGGAATTAAATTAAATGTAGGTGGTGATAAACCTGCTAATACAGTTACTTTAAGTACAGATAGTGGTGGAGAAACAACATTGAGTAATTCATTGATACAATCAAATTCAATAATATTACTTACAGCAAGAGGAGATTATAGATTATGGGTTGCAGCTCAAACTGCCGGTTCAGCAACAATTGATTCATCTGTTGGTTCAACCAGTATTACATTTAATTATCTAATCATAAATCCAACTACATAATATGATAAAAATGATTATAGATACGTTATCAGCTGAAAAGTGGTATAACGTATCAGAAAGAGTTGAGATAGCAAAAGGAAAGCATGCATATCCTAAAACATTAAAAGATGCTATTAATAAAATAAAACGAACTTACAAATGGCAAGGGAAATAGATTTTAAAGTAAATGTTGATACCGAAGCATCTGTTGGAGAACTTCGTAAATTAAAAAAGGAATTAAGAGATATTCCTGCAGGTACTGAAGAGTTTACAAAAGTCCAAGCTCGTATTGATGATATACAAGATTCATTAGCCGGTGCCAGACAAGGAGCAGGTAACTTTTTAGAAGTATTAGGTGGATTACCTGGCCCTATTGGGACTATTGGTTCTGCTGCAGCATCAACAGTAACTGCACTTAAACAATTTACTTTAATTAAGTTTTCTGATTTAGGTAAGTCGGTTGTTGAATTAGGTAAAGACTTTTTAGATATTGGTAAGAATGTATTAAATCTTACAGGTATTACAAAAGTATATACTGTAGTAAATGGATTTCTAGAAAAATCATTTATAGGATTAGGTATTGCACAAAATACAGCATCAGTTGCTGCAAAGGGATTTGCAGCGGCATTAACTGCAACAGGTATTGGTGCAATCGTAGTAGCAATTGGATTACTAATCAATGCATTTAATAATTTCAATGAAGAACTTAAAGAGAGTAATAAATTAGGTAAAGAATTAGCAAAGGTTCAAAGTGATGAAGCAGTTCAATTACAAAATACATTAGACATTCTTACAGAAGTCAATGGTAATAGAGAATTGCAAAATAGAAAAATAGAAGAACTTAAAAAGACATATCCTGGCTTTAATGCGTTTATAGATAAAGAGAATAAACTTAATAAGCAAGGTCTTGAATTTGTTAAGTTAAAAATAAAGCAATATGAATTAGAAGCTAAAGCTAAATTAGTTGTTCAAAAGATTGCTGAGAATGGTATTAAGATTGCTGAAATTGAACAAAAATCATTATTAGAGAATGTTGGTTTTTGGGAAAGTGCATGGAATGTTATTAAATCAGGTGGAAATATTAGTGCACAGATTTCAAATCAATTTTTATCAGGTCTTAAAAATCAACAAGCAGAAGTTGCTAAGGTTAATGCAGAAAATGAAAAATGGAGACAAAGTCTTACTGGTATATACACAGAGACAGAGACTGTATTAAAGCAATTAAAACCATACGAACAAACACTTGTTGCAACTGCAAAAGCAGAAGAAACTGCTAAAAAGGGTGGTGAAAGTAGAACTCAACAAATAGAGAATACAAAGAAAGCTATTGAGGATTACATCAAATCAGTTAAAAAAGCTAATGAAATTAAATTAAATGAGGTTAGTATTAAATCTCAAGATGATGAAATCAAAGCTGCAGGTCTTGTATATCAAACAAGAATAAAGGATGCTAAAAAAGCTGGTGAAGATATTACAAAGATAAAATCTGACTATGAAGCAGAATTATTAATGATTACACAAAAGTATTCTAAATTAGAAAACTTAGATAAAAAGACTGCAAGGGAAAAGGATTTGGATGATGCTAAGATGGCATATACAGAATTATTAAAGAATGCTGAAAAGTTCAAATTAGATACTACAAAATTAGAAGAAGCATATAATTTAAAAGTAATTCAAATAAATCAAAAATATGCAGTTGATTTAAATAAACAAATTGCTGAGTATGTAAAGACTTCGGAGGATTTAAGAAAAGAAGCCAGAAAGAAAGAATTAGACGATGCTAAAATTGCATATGATAATTTAATAAAAGAAGCTGAAAGATTAGGAATTGATACTACGAAACTGACTGAATCGTATAATAGTAGAGTTGCAGATATAAATAAAAAATATGATGCAGATGAGGTAAAGTCAAAAGAAGAGTTTAATGAGAAAGTTAAAGCAATTAAAACTGCTGCAACTGCGGATGAGGTTGAAAGAAGTAGAAAAGAACGAGAGGATAAATATACAAAAGATTTAGCTGACTTAGAAGCAGATAAAAACTTTATAAAATTATCAGAAGATGATAAAGGTAATTTAAGACTTTTATTAAAGCAAGCATATACAAATGATATAACGAAGATTGATGATGATGCAAGAAAAGAAGATAATGATAAAATTCTTAAAAAGTATGATGATGAATTAAGATTATTAGAATTAAGAGGACAATCATTATTATCAGGAACAAAAGCATATTTTGAAAATAGAGCAGCAATACTTGCAGAAGAAGAGGCAAAAGAATTAGCTGCATTAGATTTAACAGAAGGTGAAAAGACTGCTATTAAAGATAAATATAGCAAGTTAAGACAACAATTAGATGAAGATGAATTAGCATCGACAGGTAAAGTTATATCTGCGACAATAGATGCAGTTGCTGGTTTAACCAGTGCAATTGCAAGTGGATATGACGAAGAAGCTAAAACATCAGAAGCAGCATTTAATAAAAGAAAGAAATTACAAAAAGCAACTGCATTATTATCTGCAGCAAGTGGTTTGGTTCAAATACTTACTCAACCATCAGTATTGCCATCTCCGGTAGATTGGATTGTAAAAGGTGTCAATGCAGCAGCATTAGCAGTAGCTACGGCAGTTAATATTAAAAAGATAGATGCAACTAAGTTTGAAGGTGGTGGTGCAGCTGCCACAACTAGTACAGGTGTGAGTAGTGCATCTACACCGGCTCCTACTTTACCAACTGCTCCACAAATAGCAGCAGTTGCAGCACCACAAATAACACAAGGAGTTGCTTCAAACCCAACTCAACAAATTGCTCAAACACTTGCACAAACCACCCAGAAGCCGATTGAGGCATATGTTGTGAGCACTTCTGTAAGTTCTCAGCAATCTTTAGATAGAAGAACTAATAGAGCAGCAACATTATAAAACCTTAAACTATTAAATTGTTAAATAGATATGAAGACATTTGAATTATTATTAGCTGATGAAACCGATGAGGTATATGCAATATCACTTGTAGAAAAAGGTGCCATAGAAAAAGACTTCGTGTGGTTTGGTAAAGAAGATATTAAGTTTGCAACTGCAGATGACGAGCAGCGCATTGTAGCTGGCCCGCTGCTTATCCCCGAGAAAAAGATAATTAGAGTAGACGGTAAAGGTGAAACTTATTTCGTGTATTTTACAGCTCAAACGATTGAAAAAATCGCTCAAAGATATATGCTTAGAAACTATAATTCAAAAGCAACATTAGAACATTCTAAACCAATCGAAGATGTGACACTTGTAGAATCCTGGGTTTCAAAAAGTAGAACTGCTGATAAAGCGTCTACATACGGGTTTAATTTGCCGGCTGGAACTTGGTATGGTTTAATGAAAATAAATAATGATGACATTTGGAATAATTATGTAAAAACCGGCGTTGTAAATGCGTTCTCAATCGAGGGAAGTTTTGAACATAAGCAAGTTTCAATGACAATACAGGACGATACCTTTATTTGTCAATTAGAGGAGGAAGAGGGGATTGAAATGTTAGGAATGATAAAACGTATACTAAAGAAAGACAACCGTTATAAATCAAAGGAAAAGGTTGAAATGGAATCATATAGTGATTATCCAGATTCAGTATCTAACAATGCAAAAAAAGGAATTGAGTTAAATGATAAATTAGGAAATAAATGTGCAACACCTGTTGGTAAAATAAGAGCACAACAATTAGCACAGAAAAAACCTTTATCGGTTGAGACTATAAAAAGAATGTATAGCTATTTAAGTAGAGCAGAGGCATACTATGATGAGAATGATATGGAAGCTTGTGGCACAATTAGTTTTTATTTATGGGGAGGACTTGCAGGTAAAAGTTGGTCAGAATCTAAATTAAAAGAATTGGGTCAAATGGATGCTGGGTTTGTTGAATTAGAAACAGCAGTTGGTATTACATCATCTTATCCAGGTCAATTCCAACCATCAGGTAGTGTAAAAATGCAAGAAGGATGTCCTGAAGCAACACAGAATATAGAGGTGAATTTAAAGAATAGACAAAATGCAATTGATGTTGCAAATTATGGCCCTTTAAACCCAAATGAACCAAATGAAGATTATTGGAAAGCTAAAGCAGATATGTTTAAAGGTGATGTGGAATCAGCTAAGAAATCATTATGTGGAAATTGTTCTTTCTTCTTACAAACAAAAGAGATACTTAATTGTATTGCTGAAGGTATTGGAGGAACACAGAAAGATGAGTGGGATACAATCGAAGCAGGTGACTTAGGATATTGTGAAGCATTTGATTTTAAATGTGCAGCATCTCGTACGTGCAACGCCTGGGTCGTAGGTGGGCCGATTACAATGGCTGAAGAATCACCAAATCCCTGCCAAGATGGATATATAATGATTGGAATGAAAGACAAAGATGGTAGACAGGTTCCAAATTGTGTACCTGAAAAATAATAAGATGGACACACAACAAACCGTATATAAGAATTTAGTAAAGTTTGCAAGACCAGAGATAGATGCATTCACTATGTTTGACTATCTTACATCAGGTGAAGAAGTAATTGTGACTTGGAATAAATTAGATGGTGGTGGTGCAAGAAGGAGAATGGTATATGGGCCTGAATTAGGTGGTGCTTCGTATGACTATGAAGCATTAGGATATATGGTAATGGATGACTTAACTAAGGGTGATTGGAGAACGGTCGTAATGGACAATGTTAAAGCAATTACTTATAGAGGTATCACTTACAATGTAATTTAAATTTGTTAAATATAAAAATAATAATACTATGAAAATAGAAACTAGACAATCGTATGGCCAAAACTCACAATTTGCGGGTGGTCAAAATGTAACATCATCTCAAGCAGAATTACCTTTCGTTGCTGGTGGATTATATGTGGGCACATTAGGAGATTTAGTTGTTAAAACCATTGATGGTTCACAATTTACTTTGACTAATGCATCAGGATATATTCCAGGTTTGATAACACATTTCTTAACAGGGTCTACTGCTACAAACGTTGTAGCATTTAAGTAATTACAATATGTTAAATGTAATAGAAAATATTAACCTAGCAGTTCCATTAGCTGGTGGTGGTATTGGAACTGATGTAACCGGCGGACTATCTTTAAGATGGACTTATGGTGGCATAACAGGAAGCAAATGGACTGATTTAAGTGGAAATGGTAATCATGGATATAAATCAGGTAGTGGAACTGTATCGGATTCAGGCTCACAATTAGGATATAAGTTTGATGGTAGTTCATGGTTTGAAGTACCTACAACTACGGGAGATGTTGGTGTTCAATATAAGAATGCTGGTATTAGTGCATTTCCATTTACAACAGGGTCAACAATTATATATTACGCAACATTAAATGGAACATCTGACCAATATCTTTGGAATAGAAGTCAAATAAGTCAAAGTTTTGGTTCAGGTGGTGGTAATGCAGGTTGGGGTCATGTAATTAATTTAGAGTCTACACAAAGTTCTAATAGAGCACCACAAGATGCTTCAGCTGCTTTTGGTGGATATACTAATTCAACTCAAGGAACAAAATATTCTATTGAACATTTAGTAGATATGGTAGAAGATGGATATGCAATAGATACTCCATTTTTTAAAGGTGGATGGAACTTTTGGCCTACCACATCGTCTGCAGATATAACACTTGCTTCATCTAGTTTTGAAGGAGGTATACCTGTATTTGTAGTATTTAGAGATAGTTATCAAAATACATCAGCAAGATATCCTAGTGGATATTATGATATACAAACATCAGGTAGTGCAACATTTGAACTTAATGTAAAACCACCCAATGAAAATCTTCCAGTTGTTTTTAACTCTGACCCTACTTCTAATAAATATCTTTATTCAAGAAATAATTATAATAATGGTGGAGTTGCACCTGTAAATTATATTATGGGAAAATCACAATATTATATTTCATCATCTATTGGTGGATTTACAGGAACACTTTTAGAAACTAGAATATACTCAAGACAATTAACAGATAGTGAAGTTTATAGAGTATGTAATGCAATAAGACAGAATTTACAAGTATCAGGAAGTTTTAGATAAATTTAATAATATGCCTATACAACCAGGAGCAAGTGAAGATGAACAAACGTTTATCTCACGATGCATGAAAGAAGAAACTAATACATACCCACAAGACCAAAGTTATGCAATATGCAAATCTAAGTGGGATACAAATATGGGTGCAGTAAAAATGAGTAATGAAGATAAGATGATTAAATCAATCAATCATTACGAAGCTAAACTTGCTGCCATTTCGTTACAGAAAAACGGAATCAATTTAGCAGACTATCCATGGGATGAATGTATTGCAGACCAAACTGCAAGATATGGAGAGGAAGCGGCACCTCGCATATGTGGTTGGATTAAGTCCAACTATGGTGGAGGTGAATAACCTAAACTAATTAAAATGATGCATCTATTTCGCAAAGAGAAATTTGATTACAATCTTTATGATTTACAATTAAAACTCGAAGCGCAACAACATCAAATCGATGACCTCCGCAAAATGATATTGGAGTTATCATCACAAATTAATTCGCTACAAATTGAAGTAGCATATTTATCAAACAAAAAATACGGAAAATCAATATGAAAATTAAATTACCAACATTAACAAAGACACAAAAGATTATTGCAGCATTTGCAATCACAACTTTAATAGCATTTTTAGTATGGGGATGTGGAAATACGGTATCAACCGAAGTGAAAATGGACTCAACTGAAATGAAAATTGATTCAGTTAAAGTAGATACATTAAAGTAATGGCAAAAGGAATGAATGTAGCAGTAAAAGTGCTAAAGACTAAAAAGAAAGGTAAAGCTAAAAAAGGTAAAGGCCCTAAAGATAAACCAACTAAAAAGAATGTTGGACAAGGTAAGTAGCCAGAATTAGGTACAACCATAATATAACCCACTTGTAGACACTCAAATAGTAAAGTAAGGAGAATATATCAAAAGTAATCGAAGCGTCCTTAAACGCAAAGAAAAACCCTAACTTAAAATGTTGGGGTTTTTTATGCGCCATTATTTATTTTTGATATTTAATATAGTAAGATTTGACTACTTTATCAGGAAACGCTGTTAGACTAGTGGGGAAATATTAAAACTAAATAAATTTGGTAGTTTAAAATATTATTCGTATATTACATATATCAAACAAAAAACATATAGTGTAGGCTACTATATCAAAATAAAGGAAGAAATTCCAAAACAAAGACCCTGAGAGAAAGAAAGCCTACTTCTTTTTCAAAGGGTTTTTTAATTAGATTATGGCAAAGAGATTTACCGACACCGACAAATGGAAGGATGAGTGGTATACCGAATTAAGTAGTGATTACAAAATAATTTGGCAATACCTTTTAGACACCTGTGATAATGCGGGAATTTACAAACGAAACATTAAGTTATTAAATTACTATTGTAATACTAATGTATCAGCTGATGAGATATTAAAAGTATTTAACAAAAGAGTTAGTCAATTAGCTGATGACAAATGGTTAATAAATAAGTTTTGTGTTTATCAGTATGGAAATGATTTTTTAGAAAGCACTAACAAAGCAGTTATTGCTGCACATAAAGTATTAGAACAAAATAATATTATTAAGTGGACTGGAAAGTTAATAGATTATCCATATGGTAAAACTGAAATAAGACAAAGAAAAGAATATAGTGTATTGATAGACTATACTAACCCTATTGATACCTTATCTATACCCAATGAATACTCTATCGATACCCTATCCATAGAGTATCCATACCCTATCGATACCCCCAAGGACAAGGACAATGTTAAAGACAAGGATAAAATCAAGGAACAAGTTAAAGCAACGGACAAGTCTAAGGACATTGTCCTGGATAGTGATATAGAACAAGGACTAAGTTATAGAGTAGTTTATAAACTATATCAACAATTATTAAACTATGAAATACCTTTAAATCAATATAGTGAGATATACGATGATATATCAGAAATAGGTTGGGATACATTCTTTGCAAAGTTAGATTTAACAGATGAACAAAAGAAAGAATTAGACACAACGATTACAATTAAATTAAATCAATAACATGAAAGAAGAATTATGGAAATGCATACCTGAAATAGAAGGATACATTGCATCAAACACAGGTAAGATAATGTCTTTACCAAAATTAGGAACCAACCTTACAGGTAAAATAAAAACTAATGGTTCAAATGGTAAGTTATTAAAACCTAGACAACAATTCCACAGATATTGGCAAGTTGGTTTAGTAGTAGATGGTAAAAGGAAATATGAATACGTTCACAGATTAGTTGCAAAAGCATTCTTAAAAACAAGAAGAGGATGTGATTTAGTCCTACACAAAGACGACAATCCTAATAATAATGTAGTAAGTAATCTTAAATGGGGAACACATTATCAAAACTCACAAATGATAACTGTAAGAAAGAAAGTAACTCATAGAAGTAAGATTGAATTAAATCGTATTATAGTTGCTGACTTAGTGAAAGCAAATATGCAAAACTATAAAGGAACTATGATTGAATTATACAAAGAGATAGCAGATGATTTAGGATTGTCTTATCAGTATGTATTAAGTTTATGGTATCACAAGAACCCATACAAAGTAAATGTAAACAAGATGACAAAACAATCGTTATTTTAATTTGTTATATTACAATACAGGATTAAATAATGCTTCATCGCTCTAAGCACTTATATATGAAGTTCCTGTTTTAATATATTATACCCAGCCGTTTATTGCTATTCGTGCTGGGTTTTTTTATGCTTCAAAATAATTTACTTAAAACTCGGGTAATGGATTTGAAATTGATATTTATATTTGGTGATATCAGAAAATAATCTTATATTACATATATAAAAATAGCAAATGATAAAATTAAAATCACACCCAGTATTTACAACTTACGCATCTGACAAAGATGGTAACATTTATTCTCTTAAGTTTAATAAGGTTAAGCAAATCAGTAAAGTTCCTCACACTAGAGGATATCAACAATTTTGTATACATAATGGTTTTCCTAAAATGTATTTAGTACATCGTTTCGTATATGAATGCCACAACGGAATTATAAAAGATGGATTACAATGTCATCACATAGACCATGACAAACATAACAATACATTGGATAACTTACAACTTGTAGACCAATTAGATAATATGAAATACGGAATTGAAGCAGGAGTATTATATGGTGCAGCAAATCCAAAACACCCACAATATAGAAATTAATTAAAATGAAAATAAGACTGTGTATAGGAGACTTTGTTGAGAGATTGATACATTACTCAACTTTTGGATTAGGCAAGCACATATCGACCCGTATTGCAAACTGGATGGGTTTTGAAGATTGTGGGTGTAGCAGACGCCAGACCAAACTTAACGAATTAGGAAATTGCTATAAAAGAATAAAACTAAATTAAATAAAATATGCCAATACATTACGCACAACCCCCAAAAGAACAAACTGAATTATCTAAAGAAGAAATGGATAAGATTTATCAGAAAGGAACACCAACTCAATTACAACTTCCTAAATTAAACTTAAAGAAAGAACAAAAGTATTATCTTGTTGACTTTAGTAAAGTAAGTAAAACAGAAGAAATACTTTTATTGATGGCATCATTAGGTATAGTAATTGGTGAACAAAATCCTTTATACCCTCAACTAGAACATTTATTGGTTAAAGACCAACCAATCAAACAATCAGATTTAAATAGATAATTTATGATAGGTAATTTCACAGAGCAAGAATACAATGATTTAAAAACTTTAGTTCAAACTATTAAAGATTATATAGACCCAGCACAAGTACATCCAATTTGGAATGCATACAATAAGTTAAATGGTGGTAACGTACCACCTCCATGTACTTGTAATCCAAGAAGATGGAATGATGCAATTAATGATTTAAGAGAATTTATATCTACGAATGGATAATGAATTTGATAAAAGACTTAATAGACTTTTTAATGAATCTTATGATTGGTTATTTAGAGTAGCTATTAATATGACAAAGAATAAAGCAGATGCCGAAGACCTTGTCCAATCCCTATTCGTATACCTGTTAGAGAAACGCAATGAGAAACTATTTTATAATAATAGTTTTAATTTACTTTACTGTCACAGATTTATTAAGTCTAGATTTATAAATTCAAAGAATAGAAGTAAGAAAGTAGTTGCAACTGAATTCTTTGATGATAATGTAAGTGATGAGGAATATGATGATACTATTGATATTGAAATAATGATTGCATATGAAAATATCAAATTAGAAGTTAATAAACTAAAAGATACAGCACTATGGGCAGATGCAATGATATTCACTTACTATTTTGAAAGTGATGATTCATTAAATGATTTAGCCAAAAGATTAAAAGTTTCCAAGAGCACAGTATTTTTATCAGTCAAGCGTATTAAAAATTATCTAAAAGAAATAATAGACAACCCACTAAAATAAAAAGTTATATGAGAATTGCAATTAGTATCGCAGGAGTATCCTATGAAGATGGAAGTAAGTATCGTTATAGAAATTATGAAGATGCAGTTGATTCGTTTAATGAAAACGTAATTGACTATCTTGTCAAACAAGGTCATGATGTATTTACTTTCATTTATACATACCAAACCATTAAGAGTAATGATATATTGGAAAGGTATAATAACTTTACAGAAGCAAAGTTTATAGATGAACATAATCAATATATTCCAAATGGTCAAACAGTTCAGGCAGTTAATGTGATTGCTGGATTAAATGAAGTATTAGAGTGGGACTTTGATTATGTTATAAGAGCTAGATTTGACCAGAAGTTTTTAAACAATCCATTTACAACATACGATTGGGATTTTGACAAAGTAAACTTTTTATGGAGAGAGCCTGCACATGAAACTCTACCATTAGTAAATGATACATTCTTTGGATTTCCGTATAAGTGGACTAGAAGTATTATTGAAAGTATTGAAGATGCAGAATTAAGACCACATAAAGGAATTGCAATAGCATTACATAATCTATATCAACCAACAATAGATAGAGTTGGAAAAGAGAATGTAAAGATATTAGACCAAAGATTTGTGACAAGAGAAATGAATACATTATATAAATTAACAAGACATGCTTAGAACAGACATTATCAATTATCTTATTGAAAGATACAACTACAATTCTTATTTAGAGATAGGAGTACAATTTCCACATTCTAATTACGACAAGATTGTGATTAAAAATAAAACAGGTATAGAACCATTTGCAATTACAGACTTATTAAATAAAGGAATTGTAGAATTAACATCAGATATGTTTTTCAAATCATTAGAGGATAATGTTAAGTATGATATAATCTTTATTGATGGATTACATACAAGAGAACAATCACTTGCAGATATTCTTAATTCACTTAAACACCTTTCAGATAATGGAACTATATTAGTGCATGATTGTTTACCAACTGCAGAATATCAAACAAGTATTGAAGACAATGGTAAAGAGTGGACAGGAGACGTTTGGAAGTCCATTGTTGACATCAAAGCAAAAGATGGATTAGATGTATCAACAATAGATACAGACTGGGGAATTGGATGTATTAGACTTAATGCTGACAATATAGGTTTTGAAAATCCAATTGATTTAACTTGGGAAAACTATGAATTACTTAAACATGAATTATTAAACATTAAATCAATAGACCAATGGAAAAATTCTCTGTAATAATCCCAACGATATGGGCATCGGAATATACTACACCTTTATTAGAAGAGTTATCTAATTGTGAAATGGTAGGTGAAATTATTTTAATTGATAATGCACCAACAAAAGATATAGTAATGGATAAGTTAGTACATATAAAAGAAGAGACTAACACATATGTTAATGCAGCATGGAACAAAGGAGTTAGTATTGCAAAGTATGACTATGTAACTATTTGTAATGACGACATTTTGTTTAACCCAAATGAATACTTTTACTATATGTCTCAAGCATTAAACTTATTAGATGCTGGGTTTATAGGTTCACATTCTCAAAACTATACCGAAGATAAAATAGAAGTTGCAATTGAAATGTATGATAATAAAACCAATGCAGGAGGATGGGGTTGTCTATTTGCATTTAATAAGAATATATGGAAACCAATACCAGAAAGATTAAAGATATGGTATGGAGATAATTGGATACATGGAACTAACCAAAACATATTTCAATTAATAGGAATGAATATAAAAACTAAAATGTCTACATCATCTGACAGAATGGATGTAAGAGAAGTAAGAGATAACGATACAAAGGAATGGCATAAACTATTAAATAATCAGTAATGTTTAAGAAACCATTCAATCGTAAAGTAGGAGAACAAAGAACATGCAAAGAATGTAATGCATCATTCTTTACACTTAAACCTATATGGAAATGTACAAAGTGTGTTAATGCTGCACAAAAGATAATTGAAGCAAAGAAGAGAGCAAAAACTCCAAAGAAAGAACAATACCCATTTGACAATTATACTAATGAAGCGTTTGCAAGATTTTGTGGTATAAGAAAAGAATTAAGGAAAGCTTGGATTGAATTTGAAAAGACAGGTGATAGAAGTATTATGACTGCACACTATGATAAAAAATTAAAAGAGATAGAAGAGAATGGCATAATGACCTGGATTTTAGACCGAAGGTCACCAGAAGCAAAGAAAGAAAATAACCCAAATGGAAAGAGTAGAAATATGATTAGAACAGAATTCCCGGACACCAGGGGCTACTATGAAGACTAACCATCACAATATAGACTACCAATATGTTTACTTTAGATTCGATTGGAACTGGATTAAAGATAAGCAGATTATACACAATGGAGATGAGTATGGTGGAATCCTATTAATCTTAGATAGTGAGGGAAACAAAGTTAAGATGTACGGTTATGAATTAATTAAATAATATGAAAGTAGGAAAGTGGACATACGGACATGATAAGATTGAAATCAAATTACATGGTGCAGAAATAGAAATAGGAAACTTTTGTTCAATAGCAGATGGAGTTAAAGCATATTTAGGTTCTAATCATAGAATAGATTGGATTACTACATATCCATTCGGACACATTCATAATAATACATTCAATCATTTTAAAGGAGAAGGACATCCATCAACTAAGGGAGATATTATAATTGGTAATGATGTGTGGATAGGAATGGATGCAATCCTTATGAGTGGTATAAAGATAGGAGATGGAGCAGTGATTGGTGCTAATACTGTTGTAGCAAAAGATGTTGCTCCATATAGTATATTTGTTGGTAATCCGGGCAATAGTAAAAGAAAAAGGTTTAGTGATGATGATATAGATTTTTTATTAAAACTACAATGGTGGAATATGGATGATACAATTATAAATGATATCGCACCAATGCTATGTTCAGATAATATAGAAGCATTAAAAGAATGGTATACTACAAACATAAATTAAGATTGTTATAAATATACTAAACAACAATATTATACAATGCCATTTGTCAAAGGGGATACAAGAATAAATAAAGCAGGGAGACCCACGGGAGCGTTAAATCGCACAACTGAAATGATGAGGTTGAATATCGCACGTGCAGTTAACAATACATTAGATACAATACAAACTGACTTAGCTGAAATAAAAAAGACTAATCCAGAGAAGGCAATGGAACTTGCTATGAAACTCATGGAGTATTCATTACCCAAGTTAAGAAGTATTGATATACAAGGTAGTATGGAAGTCAATGCTAAGATACAACAAATCAGTATCAACATAAATAGAACAGGTAGTAAAGATGAACTTGGAAATTAATTCAACGATTACTTTAGAGAATGCATGGGAGTGCAATACAAGGATACAACATCATTGCGGTGCAACCCGTAGTGGTAAGTCATACGCACTTGTACAATATCTGATAGTGATTGCATTAAACGAAAGAAAAGATATATCCATTATTAGAAAGACATTGCCCTCTTTAAAGAAATCTGCAATGAAAGACTTTATAGAGATAATGCAAGGATTAAACATATGGCAAGATATAAGATGGAATGCAACCGATAGAATATATGAGTTTGACAATGGTAGCACAATTGAATTCTTTTCAGTTGACATATCAGATAAAGTGCGAGGAAGTCGTAGACAAATACTATGGGTAGATGAAGCACAGGAATTATCAGAGGATGATGCATTCCAATTAGGTATTAGAACAACTGAAAAGATTATCTATTCTTACAATCCTAGCTTTGGCCCTACACATTGGTTATACAAAAATAGAACGGAAGATGATGTGACTTTATTTCATACCACATATAAGAACAATCCATACCTTTCTAAAGACCAGGTTAAAGCAATAGAAGCACTACAAAATCGTAGTGAAAAGTATTATAGGATATATGGACTAGGAGAGTTTGCCGGCAACGATAAACAGATATTCCAATTCGATACATGCGAAGCAGATGACATAGATGAAAACGAATTGCTATGCTACTCAATTGACTATGGATTTGTAAATGATGAGACAGCAGTTATAAAATTATATAGGAGAGGTGATAAGTTATACATCAAAGAAATGTTGTATGAGAAAGGATTAACTACAAATGATATAGCAGATAAACTAAATAGAATGGGTATCGGTAAGATTGAGATATTTGCAGATAGTGCGGAACCCAGATTAAACGAGGAGTTGTATAGAATGGGATTTAATATTAAAGCAGTAAAGAAAGGGCCTGATAGTATTTCGTTTGGTATAAAGCAAATGATGAATTGGGATTTGATTGCAACTAAGGATTCGACAAACTTAATAAATGAATTGTATTCTTATGAGTGGCAAACTGATAAAGAAGGAAATACAATAGATAAACCAATAGATGCGTTCAATCATCTCATAGACGCATTGCGTTATGCTGTGATGATGAAACTGACACAGAAACAAATTAATGCCGGCAAGTATGCAATCTCAGTTAGATAATATAGAAAGACAAGAACTACAAGAATACATTGATGGATTAGAAAACAATGTAGAATACTTTAAACAATGGGCAATGATATTACAAACACAAAGAGATGTAGCAGAATCAAGAGTTAAGCAATTAGAGTTTGCATTAATACATTGTCAAAATAATTTACCAACAACAATAAACATATAATATGAGTGAACAATTAGTTAAAGTTACAATACCACAAAGCTGGGATGAGATTACTTTAGAAACATATCTTAAGTATAGAAAGACAATAGAGATGTATAAAGAAGATGTTGAAGCAGAGGAAGATGATAAGTCTTTTATTATTGCGTTAGATATCTTATGTGGTATCAAACCTTCTATGATTACACAAATACCTATGGACAAACTAAAAATAATTCAACAAGACTTAATTGGATTTATAGGTAAAGCAGATTTTGAATTAGAAAGATTTATTACAATTGATAATGTGGAATATGGATTTGAACCTAACCTTGCTGAGATTAGTTATGGTGCATACTTAGATATTAGTAAGCATGATACAATTTCAATAGATAAGAATTGGACAAAGATAATGTCAATCCTTTATAGACCCATTGTAAAGAAAGATAAAAACTATTATGAGATACAAACATATACAGGCAAAGAAGATGATAGTGTATTTCTTAAAACTAATATGAGGGTAAATTTCGGTTGCCTGTTTTTTTTTATCAATACATCAAAAGACTTACAACAATATACCCAGAAATCTTTGATGGCGGAGCAGGAAATCCTACATCTATTCAAATCAATCACGGGAAAAAGTGGAGAGGCTATT